CTCGATGACCGCGGCCCGATTGCGCGGCGAGAAGACCAGCCAGGGCTCGCGCCGCATGTTGGCCAGTCCCTTGATGCGTTCCTTTCGCGAAGTCAGCGCGGCCTTGGCCGCGCGCTCGCTGACCGTCCGCACAGAGAGGTTGCGGAGCATGTTTCCGGTGAGCGAGAGGTCGCGCACGGCGCGCCGGCGCAGGCGCTTCGACTTGTAGACCGCATAGCGCTTGGTCAGCGGCTTGGCCGGTGCGTCCGTTGGCCCCAGGCCGGCGGCCAGGCGGTTCTTTACCGCCGCCAGCCCCACCGTTCCGAGCTTGAGCATCTGAAACTGGCGGAAGTTCAGATGGTCCACCCGGAGCTGCTTCTTGAACCAAATGCGAACGCTCGCCATCACACCGCTCGGCTAAAATGCAGAATCAGCCGGAGGCCGCCTTCGGCGTCGGCTTCGAGATCTACGACCTTGTAGATCGCGTTGCCCACCGTCACTTCATCGCCCCGAACGGGCGGCTCGGCGAAGGCCGCCGCCCGCACGAAAAGCAACGCATAGGTGCCCGGCGCTGCGTTTTCCTGCCGGGCACCGGTGTCCAAGATGCCGATCAGCGCGAACGGTGGGCCCGCCTGCGGCGTGTAGGTGACCTCACGGCCGAAGGCTCGCAGGCAGGCTTCGTCCAGGCGACCGACAGAATCGGCGAAAGCCATCAGGAGATGAACGCGCCGTTCAAGCGCACCCGGCCCGTAGCGTCACCGTCTGCGGCCGCCTTGACCGCCACGCCGATCAGCTTGTTGCCCGTCGAAGTCTTGGTCGCGCGCTTGTTGGTGTTGTCCCAATAGATCAGGTCGCCGGCCGACCAGGCCGTGCCGGTGCCGGTCTCGCGCGTCAGATCGAAGACGCCCTCGACCTGAAACTCGCCCTCGGCGCCGACAGCCACATCGGCCGCGGCCACGCCGAAGATCGAGCCGACCAGCGCCCCGCCGCCCGAGTTGACGGCATAGGGCGCCGCGAGCGTCAGAGTCTTTCCCGCTTGCACGTAGTTCTTCACGTCAGTCCTCCTTCATCAGGCACCTGCGTTCTTCTGCATCCCGCGCCAGTCGATCGCTTTCGCGCCGAAATCCAAGCGGGCTTTGATCTCGACGCCGTCCACCTCAAAGCCCTGGCGGGTCTCGATGTAGACGCCGTCCTGACCTTCCAGATACGCATACTCGATCGTGTCGATCTGGTCCGGCGAAGCGAACAGGTACCACGCCGTGGTGCTCGCCGCATCCAGGCGCGGCTCAGCAATCGGCGTCAGCGCCCGGATGTAATCCGGCACCACTTTGGCTGATTCCGCCGGCGCCAGGTTGGCCGCCACAAGCTGGAAGGCGGTGAGCTGCAAGGCCACCGGCACGGCCAGATAGCGCGCCTGCACGTTGAGCGTGGTGGTGCCGTCCAGTCCCTTCTGTTTGGCCATGGCCGCCATGCCCGCACCCAGTCCGGTCAACCCCAGGGCGCTGCCCGAGCCGGTGTTGAGGTTCGCGTGGTTGGCGTGGAACAGCGCCACGCCGTCACCCATCGCAGGATTCGAGGTGATGATGCCCCAGACCGTGTCGCTCTCAAGCGTCGCCGCCGCCACGCCGAAGCCCGCCGGAATCCGTGTGAAGGCGCCCAGATCGTCGTTAATGATCACTTGGCGCGTGATCCCCACGATTCGCCCGTAAGTGGCGAGCTTATAGGTCTCCTTCGATTCGGCGATCGAGCCGTAGGTAAACTCGCCCTTCTCGTTGACCTTCTGGAGCGCCGGCGATTCGCCGAGCTGAAGCGCGTTGATATTCTTGAAGTCGGCGGCCGTGCGGCGGCGCGAGAAGGGCAGGAACGTCCTCGGATACGCCTCGTAGGCCTGACGCAAGGTCTTGTTGGCGACGTCCGCCAGGATGTAGGGGAAATCCGAGGTCGAGAGTGCAAGTTTGGCGATCTCGTTGCGGCTCATGCGCCGCGTGCGGGTGCCGGCGGCCTCCAGGCACTCCCGCCCCAGGTCGAGCAGCGTCATGCCGACCCAGTCTCGGCCCAGCTCATCGGTGAGCGGGAACAGCTTCGGGTCATAGCGGAACAGCAGCGAGGCCGCGATCCCGGCGCGCCGGATGTCGGCCTCGTCACGGGTGACCACAACGGTGGCGCTGCGAATGGGCGTCTCCTCGCTGCGCTGGGCCAGCTCATCGAGCGCCAGTTTCCGAAAGTCCTCGATGGCGGTGCCTTTTTCGACGTGCTCGGCGATGAGCCGGGCGTCGAGCCGTGCCGCTCGCCCGATCTTGTCCAACTCCAGGATGCGGGTCCGCTCGGCCAGCACCGCGGCCTGCCGCTCCGCATCCATGTTCACTTCGTTACGGGCTTCTCCGCCCGTCTCGGTGATGGTCTCTTCCATCGTTTGCTCCTGTGGGCCAGTTGCCCGTTCGAACTTGAATCCCGCACCCGGATCGGCGCCGACCGGCACGAGAGACACCTCCTCAGGCTCCCAGTCGGTCACCAGCACCTGGCGCAGGGTGGCGCTCTCCGGCGTGACGTCCTTGAGCGCATGAATAGCCACGCCCATCGAGGCGTTGCGGAGGATGCCGTCCACGACGTCCTGCCAGATCGGAGTGACGTCGGCGCGCTTGGAGAACCGCACGACGGCCTTGCCGGCACCGTTTTCGATCCAGGCGCGGGCGATTACGCCGATCACGTCGGCCACGGTGTAATCGCGGTGCGCGTTCAGCAGCGGCGCCGAGCCGCTCGCCAGCCGCTCCAACCGCACCGCGCCCGGGTCCATCGAGAACCGCATCTCGTAAGCGCCTCGCGCGTCGTAGCGCCGAACGGCGGCACCGGTGTACCAGGTGAGAGCGGCGGTGCGCTCTTCGCGACTCTCCGCGGCCAAGACCTCAAACTGCGCTTCAAGCCGCTCGCGCAAAGGGAACTTCGATTCGCTCAAGGTGTGACCTCCTTCTGCTGGGTCCCGCTCTGCGTCACCCGCCGCGGGTCGGAGTCCAGTACGATGCCTTTCTCATCGAGCAGGCGGTTGATCTCGGCGATCTGCTCAAGCTGCGCATCCGGGTCGTAGCCCTGCTCGGCGATGGCTTGCCGGAGCGTAAGGGTGCCCGTGCGGATGCGGTTCAGCGTCGCCAGCGCGTCTTTGTAGGGATCGACGCTGCCAAAGCCCGGCGGCGTCCACTCGGCCTTGAACGGGCCTGGCTCCGGAATTACGCCCGCCGTGAACGCGACGCTCAAGAACCGCTCCCAGACCGGCGTGCAAAACATCGGAATGAAGGTCAGCCAACGGAAACCCTCCATGCCGTTTCGGAAGCTCAACAGCCCGGCGCGGTAGGAGGAATAGTTCACGCGCGACAGATCCCCGGTCAACTGCTCGTAGGTGAGCTGCAAGCCGGTGGCGATGGTGGCCTGTTTGGCGGCGACGTAATCGCGGTACCCGGTCACGTGGCTCGGAGTTGAGAACGTGATCTCCTCGCCCGGCCTGAGGTACTCGATCATGCCTGGCTCGAACGCCTCGATCCGCTTGCCGGTCGCCGGCTCGGTGGTCGCCGGTCCGATGGTCGGCCCCTCCGGGCCGTGCGGCTGGGTGACGAAGGCCGCAAAGCAGGCCTCGATCTTCTTGCGCACCAGCTCGGCTTCTTCGTACTCGTCCAGATCGCGCAGCGTGATAATGACCGGCGCCAGCCACGGCACCCCGCGCACCTGGCCGGGCCGGTCTTTGCGATAAACGTGCAAGACCTCGGTGGCGGGCACCCGCGCGCTCGTGAGGCTCCCGCGCAGTGAGGTCTGCGTCACCTCACCGGGGTGGCTGCCGAACAGCCAGTAGTAGATCCGCCGGCCCACTAAATCAAACTCGACGCCTTGGATGATGTAGCCCGTCTCGGTCTTCTGGGTTTTCGATTGATCCAAGTAGTCAGGCTCCAGAACCTGCAACTGGACCGGGACCTTGAGACCGTCGCCGTCTCGACGCTGGCGGAAACGGATGAGGCATTCGCCGCTCTCAAAAACTGTCCGGGCAACCAGCGCCTGGATGCCGTCGAAATCAAGCTGCCCGTCGGCGTCGCACTCTTCGATCCAATCCGACCAAGCAGCATCGATGGCGCGGTTCAACTCCTGATCGCCCGTGCGCGCTTGCGCCGTAATCCCCGTGCCGATGGCGTTTCCGACAACCTCGGCTACAGCTCGCGCCGCATACGGGTTGTTGCGGATCAAGTCGCGCGAGCGCTCCCGCAGCTTCGTGAGCGCCTGGGCGATCTCGGCGTTGGCCGAGTTGCCGGTGGTGATCCAGCCGTCGGTGCGCCGCCCGGTCCGGGCGCCCTCATAGGCCAGCCGCACCAGATCGGCGGCGCGGCGCGCACGCAGCCGGCGCAGGCCTGCTTCCGGCGCCACCCACGCGATGGCTTTGTCGAGCCAGTTCATCCTTTGGAGGTCTGGGCGAAGCTGAAACGATCCGGCGCCGTGCCCGCTTCGCTCTCGAGCGCATCCTTGATGACGGCGCGCGCCTTGAGTAAATCGTCCATCGAGCGGTACGTGACCGTGCGCTC